ATGTGGTCTGAAAGATTGACGCCATTGATTGTGACAAAGGCGTTTGTTAAGACTAAACGGGCCATTACTCGGCTCCTTCTGCTTGTGTTTTGACGGGGCTATTGCTTGATAGGTGCCCACCGCCGACAAGCGCGGCGATATTGAGTCCAGCTTCTAGCAATTCTTTCTCTGCGACTTGGTCGCCTTTTTTCTTGTTGGCCACCGCAAAGGTGTCCGAGGTGATTGTGTATTGCATGTTAGTCTCCTTGACCCCATACGGTTAGTCGGTAGCGATAAGAAAGGTAGTCAATGTCGCCCATTTGATAAGTGCCAGACTCCGCAGAAGTGACGCGCAACGTGTCGCACGCACCGCCAAGAGTGCGGTCAGATTCGATGGCCGCCTTGATTGAGTAGTCACCTGAACCAGCTAGATATTTGTCCAGCTTGTCCTGTCCAGTACGCTCCGAGAAGCGCTGCACGATAACGAACACATCAAGATTTGCTTGGTCTAAGCCGCGGGCATTGTTTAAGTCGAAAGTGAAATCGAGCTGGCCCACCACCACGCACGGTGGCACGATGACATCTGGAACGAGGTCGTAGGTGCGCAAGCCGTCAATAGACGAAAGATTCTTTTTGATTCCCTCGCGAATGTCGGAGATAATCACGCAACGAGCCCGTTCATCTTTCGGAATGGGCGAATCAAAGCCTCGACGTCTGGGTCAAGGCGAGAAGAAAGACGCACGGTTCCAAGGTCTGGTGTGCCCGCGATGCCGAATGGCGATTGGCGGCGAATGAACAAACGTGAAGCCTGGAGTTTGGTAGCCATAGCGATTTCAGCTGGAACTGATGGCCAGCCCCACACGCCCTTGATTCGGACAGACTGTGGCAGGTTGTACGGGAAAATATAAGAGCCGATAGCCAGAAAGCGAGAATACGGCCAACCACGGCGCGGGTTGTTGATTGGCTCAAGCATGTAATCGCCAGCCACCCAAATAGTCGTGTATAGCTGGTCAAAGTTGTCGTCTGTTGCCAGCTCTGTGAATGAAACGAAGTCGTCTGTGTTGCAAGTATACCAGTCTTGTGCTGTATAGTAACGAGTCACTGGTGCGGCTGTGGTGCCGTCTCTGTAGAAAAATCGGCCAGTGTAATCATCTATCATGCGGCTGGCCGTCAAGATAGCAGCTTCCAGTGCAGTGTCGTCAGTGATGTCCTCGATAGCGAGGCTCGTCTTCAAATCAGACAGTGTGCAGTAGGCGTTTGTTAGAGCCACGCTTTTTCCTTTTCTCTAGCTGTTCTCGTTGAGTTGCCAGTCGATGTGGTGTCTCTCGTCGAGCCAGTAACTCTTTTGGTGCGGTAAAATCGCTGCGGTGTTGACGTGGATTGAGAAGCCGAGTTGGCGAATCCTGCGACTGAACAGCAGGTCTTCACTAATCCACTCGCCGTTGAGCGGCCCGTCCCAAAACCAGCACCAGTCGGTGCCTTGGTGTGGGTCTGCCACTTCTCGCATTTTTTCGAGGACGCTTCTGTGAATGAGCATGCACCCAGTTCCACATGCATCTATCTCGAAAATCGCGTTGCGGTCGTACTTAAATAGCGGCAAGAACCCCTCGGGGGAATCTTGAAAAATCGCGGGGACGGGCTTTGGATAGAGGCCTTCGTCCTTAAACGCTGCAAACACAAGGCCCGCGACTACGGGGCGCTCTGTGTGGTGTGCGGTATTGATAAGCTGGTCGAATGTCGAGACCGACAGTTGCTCGTCAGAGTCAATCAACAGCAGCCAATCAGAGTCTGTGTTGTCAAGGAACGCCTTGACCACTCGATTGCGCAACTTGCTAAGCAGCCCGTTGCCTTTGACGCGAACGAGAGGGCCGAGTTTTGGACCTCTGGCTTGCATCAGCTCTACCAGTTTGAAAGCGAAATCGCCGTTCACGGTACCTGGGTCACAGACGCCGATTGAAACTTTGTGTGCTGTTTTCATTGTTCTCCCCCGAGAGGTGCAGTGCAGATGAGTCGGGGGAGTCTCACCTGCACTGCACTTGTACTAGATTCTTTCAGATTAGAAAGAAGGTGCTACCAAACCAGTGCCTGAAATGATTGAGGCTGCTGCTGGGTAACGTCCCGCTGTAAATGCGCTAAATCCGTAAACGACAGTCTTGATTGTCAAGCTGCCTGGAGATGTTGCATCGAAGCGAAGTGAGAACGGTGAACCTGGTTGTTCCCAAAGGTGCATCTCGCGAGCATCAACGAGGTAGATTTCGTCCTGGTTGGTTGCTGCGCCGTAGGTTGTGCCGACGTTTGCATCTGTGATGATAGGTAGACCGAGAAGCTGGTAGCCTGAGTTCGCGTATTGTGCGACTCCTGCACCTTGTGCAACTGCGTTCATTACACCGTTAGCTGTTGGTACAACTACTGGACGACCTGTTGAGTCTGTTGCAGCCAAAAGGAATGCAAGACGACGTGGGTGCATAATCCAGTGAGTTGGAGTTGTGAAGACGTTGCTCTGTACTTGCTGCAACGCATCAGCTAGCTTTGGATATAGAAGTGCGACTGTTGGTGTTGTCGCTGTGAATGTGATTGCGTTTCCACCTGAAGCACGGATACCGAGCATCTGGCCGTTTGAGCCAGTACCGTTAAGAATCTGTGAGTCAAGTGTTGTGTGCCATGAACGAATGAGGTCTGCAACAACGAATGTGTCGATGCCTGTACCGCGCTCGATTGCCTGGCGTGATAGGTCCTGTTGTCCTGCGATTGTGCGCACGTTAACAGTCAACAGTGTATCGTCTGCATCAGTTTCAGAAACTGCTGTGTTCTGTGTTTCCTGAACTGCAGTTGATGTACCTGTAGTCATACGAGAGATTTCCAGGGTCATACCTGAAGGCGGCAACGCCATCTTGTTTGTAGCGAAGTCCGCTGTTGGGCGTCCTGCGCGAGCAAGAGGAGCAGCTAGCTCTGTGAGATACTGTGGAACTACGAGACCAACGAAGTTGCCAGTTCCAACGTCACGACGTTCGACTGATTCTTCCTTCATGTGGCGAGCAAGACGCTCGTTTGCTGAGTAGTCGTTGCGGAATTGTGCGTTGAACGCGTCCTTGATGAACGAGTTCTCAGAGTCTGCTGTGTATGTGCGAGGCTCTGATACAACGCGAGCTCCACCAACTGATGCAGGTGTTGCAACTGGTGCAACTGACGCACGTGCTTCTGCAGCCTTAACGTCTGCTTCTGCTTGTGTCTTTAGCTTTTCAATCTTTGAATCAAGTGAACGTGACTCTTCTACAAGAGCGTCAACCTTCTCGGTCTCCTCTGCAGTAAGGTCGGTGCGGTTCTCTTCTGCTACTGCTTCGAGAACTGCATCCATTTCAGCCTTAACTGCATCACGGCGCTCGATTACTTTGTCAAGAAATGACATTGTATGGCTCCTGATGAGTTTGGATTCGAGGTGGTGGCGATTGGACTCACGGCGCTTGTAGGGTGTGAGAGTCGCTCCGACTTCGGTATCTGACGGCGATTTGCTGGCAGAATGTTACTTTGTGCTGTTGACGATAGCCTTGGCCAGGCGAAGCGAGATTGAACGAGGCTGTGCAGCTTCGTCCTCTTCCTCACCCATTGTGGCTTCGTCTTCCATTGGCGCCTCTTGTGCGCCCATCAATGCGGCCATCATCTCGACGGCTTCCATGACGTATTCGTGTCCCTCAGACATCTTTTCAAAGACGGTCTGCAGAATGATAAGTGATTCGCCTGAGACCTCGCGGCCTTCTTTCACGGCTTGAATCGCATTTGCGAGGTGCTCGCGTGCTTCGACAGAGGTAGTCGGATAAGCAGGGTATGTAACTACGCTGACGTCGCCGTCCGCGAGTGAAACTTCGGTTAGTGTGCGCTCTGTGCGGTCTGCACTCCACTTTTGGCGAATGACGCGGAATGCGAAACTCATCTGGTCAACGTCGCCGCGTTGGATTAGAGTCCACAAGTCGCGCGCTTCTGATGTGTCTGGCAGCTCAGCATCGAAACGCAAGCCGACTTCGTCCTCAGACAGAGTCAGTGTGCCGTTCTTTGTGCGGGCCAAAGGCAAGCCTTCGTGGTTGATTAGCAAGCGGACGTCTGGAGTCTCGCTGAGAGTCTTGCGGAATGCACCAGGAGCGATGCGCTCGCTGAATGGAAGCGGGACGCTTGCGTCGTTGAAGACTGCAGCATAACCCGACAGGCGCATCGCGCCGTCCTCTGCTTCGCGTGTTTCAATGTCGCGCACTGTAAAGGTGCGACGCTCGATTTCTTTCATCTTGCTCCTGTCTTCCCCCACGGAATCGCGTTGAACGTCGCCGCCTGGTTCAATGTCTTCTGAGATTGAGACTGCGACCATCTGGTCAATAGCGTCTTGCTTAGTGTCGTGGCAACCGAGTGTGGTGTAGCTGCCGTCTGCTTCTTGCTTAACTGTGGCCCAGCCTGAGCAGTCGCTCTGCTGGTCGGAAACGTAGTATGGCATTAGTTGACCTCGTAAACTGATGACGGATTTTCGGGGTCAATCGTCGAGACTTGCTGCAACTGACCTGTTGGAACTCCAGTGTGGCCCATTGGTGGCAAGCCCACGGCCTCGAGGACCGCCTTTGGCTCGAATCCGACCTGAATGAGGTTGGTGGCGATTTCTGTCCGAAGCTTCATGCCGACTTCTCTTGCGTCTGTCAAGTCGATGTTCTGCAGTGGGACTCGGTACTGGTCGCCGTCTGCGACTGGTGCCATGTCCTCTGACGCGTGCACGTCGTTAATTGACAAGAAGCCCTCGTTCAAGCCCTTGGTGTAAGCCTCGTAGCGCTCGAGTGTCGTACCACGAAGCAGGGCGTCGAGGTTGAACTTGATAAAGCCGTCT